TCAAGTAAGCTTTCGGTCTGCTTGTGATTGAATACGATTGCTCCTGCTGGTATATCTCTAAACTCCGCACCATTGTCTCCGACTGTATACCATCTGCCGGTTCGTGGGTCTACAACAATTTCGCGACCAAGTTCTCCAACAAGAGTGCTGCCGCCAGGTGCTGTTCCCCAGTCTCCGCCAGCTCTCGCAGTTCCGCCAGCATGAGCGGTACCGCTTACATTTGAACCAGTTTTTACATAGTTTACATACCGTGTAATCGTACTGAATGAGCTAGGGAGGTTTGCAGTATTAGCTATATAGTTTACAGTTCGATTGATAGAAGAGAATGATTCGGGTAATAAGTCTGTCTTCGGGTCATAGATAACATCGCACTTCTTTGACTCAGGATTATACCCGTCTATTGCCGACGCATCGACATTTGCCTTCACATTTATAGTCTCAGCAGATAGTCCAGCGATAGATGTTTTGATGGAATCAACCGATGTTGAATCAATATTCAGCTTCGCTTTGATATCTGGAGAAATGCCTTCTATTTCAGAAGCCAGAGAATTTACTTTCGATTCAGCTTCAGATGTATCAGCACCGACTTTCTGTTTAATCTCAAGGTCGTTTGTTGCGTTCTGGAATTGCTGTAAAAGAGATATTGCGTTTCCAATTTCGCCTTCTACCTGAGATGTATCAACCCTCATTACATCAGGCTGTGATAAAAGCTGCTTCTGAGTGAGGCAGTATTGAATAACAGCATTGGCATTATCAATGCTTGACGCGTCTACGTCAGGTCTGGCTTTTACGCCATCCATTTCTGCTATAGTTGCATCCAATGCATTTATCTGTTCTTCGGTCGTTGAAAGGTCAGAGACATCCATTTTGATTTTTAAATCGCTATTTCCGTCCATCTGTCTTAGAGATTCCGCAGCCTCATTAGCCTCTACAGCTAAATCGCCTATAGTCTTTACGGCTTCATCTCCCCAGTCGAAATTCGCACCTTTAAGCTGAAGCTCATCAAAGAATGCCTGAACAACACCTGATGATAAATTAAGACCTTCTGCAAAATCCTCCATCTTCTTGCCACCGAGGACTTTAAATCCATCGTCTTCACTGTATGACATAAGACCTGCATCAACAGATTTCTGCAAGAACTTATCTATATCAAGTCCCTCTACAACTCCGTCATCATCAAATCTCAAATATTCTTTGAAATTTGCCATATATGATTCGATTGCACTAAGGTCTTCGCTATCTACAGAATCTGGAACGATGAAATCTACAGCTGCTTCAAATTTCTTTGAGCCAAAGTTTCCATATATATCTGAATTTGCGTCGTATGTGTCTCGAATTTGCTGTATAGCACTAACCGTGTCATTTGCCATGTCGCCATAGTCTGATGCGCCTTGTGCGTTCAGCCAGTTCTGATATGCTCCGACAGCTTCCTGAATAGAAGCAGATAATAAATCATACTGAGCACAGTTATCTGCAATAGCACTATTTTCGGATAATAAGGCATCAATAGAAGCTTGAATACTTTCCGCAGTTTCTCCTTCTGCGAAGCTTGCGTCTTGCAACTGCTGACGATACTGTTCAATCTGTCTTGCATTCTCAAGGTACTGAGCCTGTTCAAGCGCCTTGTTCGTGTTGTTTGTTGCAACCTGTTCTTCGGCTTTAGCCTTAGCAATCTCACGAACTTTCTCTGCATTTAACTGCATTGTACCATTGACATACTCAAGAGCACCTCTGTAATCTGCAAGTTCGTCTGAATTAAAATCTGCAAGAGATACAGACTTGCCGTTCTGCTGGCTACTAAGAACACTCTGTACAGTTGTAAGACCATTAACAAGATTTTCAGCAGCAGTACGCATATCTGACATAGATACTGTTGTTTCTTCCATTCCTTCTACAGGCTCTCCAGAAACAACGCCGAGTTCAATAAGCATATTCGCGAGCGACTGCAGGCTCTCGGAAGATGTATCACTGATTACACCTGCGTCAAGCGCAGCCTGCACCAATGCATTTATCTGTTCTTCGCCTTCCTGTACACCATCTGTTTCAAATGCATATATGAAATCTTTGTCATCCAGCTTTAAGTCTTTCAGTTCCTTCGCCGCATCTGCAATTTCTTTTGCTCCGTCTGACGTATCAATACCATTGACTGCATCCTTAAAATCATTCGCACTGATAGCAGCGGTGTTTAGCTGATCGCTAATTTCTGTGAATGAGTCAGCGTATCCGCTCATATCAGATTCCAGAAGTGATTGAACGGACTTATCTACAGCGTCAAAGTTTGTCTTTGCTTCAGCTATTTTGGATGAGTCTCCGCTCGCGAGAGCATCATTATATTCCTTTACCGCTTGGGAATAATCACGCATCCACTCAGCGGCTGTCTTAGAATCTCCGCTTTTGTCTTTATATTCAGTTTTATCTCCGGCGATTTCAGCAGCTTTTGCCTGTTCATACACTTCCTGATATTTATCCAGAACTTTGTTTGCGCTTTTTAGACCACTTTCTGCATAACTGAATATATTGTCGAGCATCCAGTTCCCGCCAAGTTCATCTGATGCATTTCTGACATCTGTCATGAAATCATTCAGAGCGGCTTCTGCCTGTGTTGCGTCTCCTTTAAAGTAGAGCTGCAGCGTACCGTCTAATCCCTGCTGTGTTGTTATTAAATCTCCATATTTTTCCTGAGAGTTCTTAATCGCCTTTTTGAGAGCTTCAGACGCTTCGTCTCCCTCTGCATCATAAAACTGTCCAAGGTAATAGGTTCTGTTTTTCTCCATTTCCTTGGTTGCTTTGTTGATACCTTTTTGATTCTCATTCAGATACTTATTTGCATCTGACTGGCTTAACTGATCCATCAGACCAATCTGCTCACGCAGTGATCCATTTACGAGGTCAATTCCGTCAGCCTGACTTCCATATGAATCTGTTAATGACTCCTGAATTGATAGAAGCTCTGATTTTGCCTGATATGCTTCTGATTCCGTAAGCGTACCGGATGCTAATTGATTCCTTAATTCTACAACTCTATTTTTATAATCTTCGATGGAACTGTTTGATTCCTTCCACGCATTACCAGCTTCTTGAGCAGCCTGAACCTGTTTTTGCATGTAGTTATCATATATTTTCCATCCAATGAATGCTGCGCCTACAAGTGCGATAATTCCTACAAGAGGTGCTAACGCACCGAATAAAGCAGTTGCTCCTGCGGCGACCGCACCGAATACTCCGGCTCCGCCTGCGAGTGCAGTTGACATAGCTTCAACCGCAATAGTTACTTGCGGAAACGCAGCTCCTAATGCTTGTATGATGCTTGTAAGTGTTTTTGCTCCTTCGATACCTTTTATAGCAGACTCTTTTCAAAGGCAATATCGTGTGGTATGATAGGTGAAAAGGAGAGTAATCATATGTCACTTATTACATGTCCGGAATGCGGTGCTCGTATATCCGATAAAGCATCATGCTGTGTACGGTGTGGATACCCATTACAAGATGTGGATAAAACACCAGATTTATATTGTGTAAAGCGCATTGAAGATAAATGGGTGCTAGGCAAAGCAAGATCAATGCTTGCACAAACATACATTACAAATAAAAATTCATCCGAATATTCAGATTATTCGATAATAGCATCTGGTATTACAAAAGATAGAGCCGATATACTGCTTGACTTCATTATTAAAAATAGAGGAGAAGCAGAAGTAGTACCGGATGAAAATAGTAAATCTGTCAATCAGAAGATGATGGATTATATTGACATTAACTTCAATAAGAACGCGCCTGTAATGTGTCCGCGTTGCAAATCCACGCAGATCGTAACTGGTCAAAGAGGTTTCAGTCTAATAACAGGATTTATTGGAAGTAATAAGACTGTAAACCGTTGTTCCAAATGCGGTTACACATGGCAACCAAAGTAATATCTTCTTATCGACGCAGATATTGTGCGTACCACATTTAAAGTAGGAGATAAGTTCCCACTACACGAGGACTATACATTAAAAGTCGCTACACTAGGCTGTAGCGGCTCAAAGGGTGGGTAGTCTCTGAAGATGAAGCTGTGAGTCTTCGTCCGGCTGATGTTATCCTATCCGTAGAAAATACTTCTACATGGCACTTAGGCTTACTATCACCATATACCATCCAATCATTTGTTTCTGCCTTTCGCAACATTCACGCTTATTGTTTCCAATTACGTTGTAGTATGATTGGTTTAACCAGTTTCCCAGCAATTACCCCTTCGTGTGATTTATTTTAAAACGCTCACCCATAGTCTTGGCTCATACCTCCATAACGGTACGTCCTTAACCATGCCGACCTCTGCCATAAAAGCAACCCATGATTTTGGGTTAAGCCACGTTCTTGATGACCTTGGCAAGTCCCAATCCTGCGAGAATTGTTCCTAATGATCCAACGGTCTCAACGATTTTATCAATCGCCTCTACGATACCTTTAAGACCTTCGACTGCTCCTTTTGTAAAGTTTGAACTGATAAAATCAGAAGAAAGCTCCTGAAAAGCTGCTTTCAGTTCTCCTACCTTAGCCTTTGTGGTATCCATATATACATTATTTGCTTCGGTAGCAGTACCAGCAGAATCCATAGCACTTGAATATGCTCCGATAGCGTCTTTGATATTCGTGATTGTAGACATAATACCTGATGTATTACGAGTACCACCAAGAATCTCTGCGACACGAGATTGAGATACATCTTCCATGTTATCCCAAACCTCAGCCAACTGTACAAAGATGTCGTACATGTCTTTATATGTGTTTTCATCTTTCATGATGTCAACGCCAGATAAAGCTTTGATTTCTTCCCTGTACTTAGACAGACCCTGGGCTAATCCGTCTGTTTCTTCGCCCATTTCTTCAAGCTCTGTTGTAGCTCCTCGGATACGAGCACTGACTGTCTTCCACATTGTACCGGTGGTTTCTGCATTCTGAAGAGAAGCATTGGTGGCAGCAAAAAGAGCAGCACTCTTTTCAAAGTCAGTTCCAGAAGCATGGAGCGCAGCACCGCCTCGCTGGAACGCAGCCATCAATTCTTCCGCTGAAATTGCGTATTCCTGACCGACCTTAACAAGTACATCTGATACATGCTCCGCATCATTAGCATCTAACTCGTATCCCTTTATAATAGAAGTAATACCAGTTGTTGCTGTGTCTACATCAGTATTACCAACGTTCGCCATGATATTTGCATACTTAGCAAGGTTGGAAGAATCACTCATGTTGTAACCAAGACGAGCAAAAGTTTCAATAGAAGATGCTACATCAGTTACGCTCTGTCCAAGCTCTTTAGCAAGTGCAATGGATTTCGTGAGGAATGCTTCCATCTGAGAATCAGAGGCTCCCGTTACGATCTTGATCTGAGCCATAGCACTTTCAACTTCAACCGCAGCAGATACCATCTGCTTTGCAGTTCTTACAGCAGTCATGATTACCTGTGTGATAGATAACCAAGATGCGAATTTGGTTGCTAAACCACCGAATCGATCTCCAAGTGTTTGGGTATTTTCACCAGCAGCTCTGATTGCAGCAGAAGACTCAGTAACAGTTGATTTGATACTACGGAATGAGTTCTCGAACTGTTCAGCAGATATAGTTCCGTTCATCAATCCAGACTTCAATGTTTCAAGCGCAGTAATCTGACCCTTTAATGCAGAATAATTATCACTGGATTTACCGCTTCTTGCGGCAGTCCATTTCTGTGTGTTGGCAGTAACCTGTCCAAGTAATGTGTTGACTTTATTTAAGGCATCGGTGTGCTTCTTTGTACCGGCTGCAAAAGTATCCTCACTTGCTTTTGCCTGTTTTGTCGCATCGGCGGCTTTCTTTGTAGCACTGGCATTTTCATTTTTTGCCTGCGTATTAGCTTTAATAGCAGCAGTGTCTTTTACCCAGATACCAGAGTTAGTCTTGGTATAGCCACCCATTGACTTCGCCGTATTCGCAGTTGCCGCAGCCTTAGTCATTGATTCAATCTGTTTCTTCATAGAAGACAGGGATGAATCATCAAATTTAAGTTTTATTTTCGGTGGATTGGCGTTGACCTGAGAAACCAGACTGGTAATTCCTGCCTGAAATTCAGCATAACTCAACGAAGTATCCACGCCGACTGTCAGTAAAATGTCAGCCATTTGTTTGTCTCACCGCCTTTTGAATATAAAGAAAAGGACTGGCTTATACACCAATCCTTTCACTAAATGTTTACTATGTGTTTAAGAAAAAGCATCTCCAACGGAAATGTCTATGACATTATATTCAGATGCGTAGTTACCCATAAAACTACTTACGGCATCATCTACGAAATGAGCACCTGGTATTACAGTTCTACTCCATGTTTCGTGACCATGCCACATACCATGTACGGGTCTCATGGTATGATCCACACCATTATTTAAAAGTGCAGCTAAATTGTTGATTCCACCAAATCTTCCCGGAGCAAGTGATGGTCTACTTAAATCTCCGGTAAAGAATATTTCTATTGTGTATGTATTTGCTCCAACAGGAACAGCAGAAGAGTGGCTCAGTTCAGAAATAGCAGAAGCAGCATCAGAACTAATCCCAGAACTGCTGATTGAGTTCCTCAGAACCTCAATGAATTTTTCAGCAGCTTCTTCAGGTGTATGCGTTTTGCCACCGGATTTCAGTGTTATACTACCAAGCATAACTTTGGTTACCATATTATTTACCTTTGCCTGTCCTGCGTTGCTTCCCATATGAGCTTGTGCCTTTGACATAATAGACTCCATATTGATTGAAGCCATGATTATTTATCCCCTTTTGTCATCGGAACGACTTTATTCTTTCTGCTCTGAGATGCAAAAGCCTGTACGACCTTGCCTTCGTCGATGTCTCCATTAGAAACTGCATTGATGAGCTTCGCAACATCATCTGCAGATACTCCGGCAAACATATTTTCCATGCTGTTTGTCAAATTTTCAAATTCCTGATTGAGACGATTCATCTGAGCATATACCATCTGTACATTCATCTGAGCCATATTAGAAATCTTACTTTCGATAGCATTGATAATCTCTCCAAACTGGCGACCTTCGATATGATTAAGAACCGCATCTACGATATCTGAATTATAGATAGCAGCGTATCTCTCCGAGAGATCTTTTGGCAGATCAAAGTTAGCATACATCTCAAGCAAGCAGCTCTTGATTGCAAAGTCTTTTACTTCCGGCATATATTCGCCTTCTTCACTGAAACATGTTTTAACAACATAATCAACAAATTCGAGCATAACATTCATAGGTAACACTCTGTTTACAACAACTTCCATACCATTCCATTCAAATGATGATGTTGGTTCTGCAATATTGCTAACGGCTTCCATCAGTGTTGCTGCGTCGATTCTATTCGCTTTTTCCATTATTCTGTTCCTCCATTTTCTCTTTCTTTGCTTTAAGTCTTTCTCTTTTTCGGATGGCTCTTTGTTGTTTTACGTACTCGTAAGAACGCCAGCCTCCGTCTATTCCGGATAGTGTCATCCATCTATAATCCACATCCGGGTACCTATACCAAAATAACTTTCGTTTAATGTTTGCAACTGAGTCAGGACATCCTTTGATATCAATAACAACCTGCGATCCGTCTCTATATTCGATGAAAAAATCAGCGACATAAGTAATAGGGTGAACTGTTTTATCATCGTGTTTAAACTTTGGTTGTAACTCATATGGTTTCTGAAGCTCGACATTGACCACATCGCCACTCTCCATTAAAGGGCAAAGCACATCACGATAATATTTCATCTCCATAATTGAATCGAATACGATGTCATTATAGGTACGCTGAGAAGTGTCTTTATCGACATTAAATTTTGTCCTTGCGATAATAATCACCTCATGAAAATAAGGCTACACCTTAAAAAAGATGTAGCCATGTGCTATATTTAATTGTTACTCTGTATCTTCCTCATCGAAATCGTCCTCAAACCAAGAATCTTCCCCGTCGCATTCGTCGAGGTCGCTATAGTTCAAAGACGATTCAGCAGGCTTTTTGTTTGGAACTATTTGATTTGCATCTTCAGCCCGTGATGCCTCAATCTCTGCAAGGTAGATACTACCATGTTCGGGACAACACGCAACATCCTGATACCGGAAGATACCATCTACTCGTCTAAGTGTGTGGCAGTATTCATATTCTTTACCACACACTTTACAAATTCTTGTAGCTGTAGACATTATTCCCACCTTCCTAATTCCGTCACGAGACTCTTTGTAGTTTCATCTACAATAGTTTTACTGTCATTCGTGAACAATGCCTGCGCTCTTCATTCAGCATCAGCTGTATTTACACCGAACACAGTGTATGTCCACAGGGAACCGCCAGCGCCGCAGGCACCAGCAAGAGATTCTGCCTCAAATGCATGAGCAGTCTGGTTCTCACCCATTTCAAGAGAGAACTCTCCAGAGAAGTCAGCTTTTGGGATGAAGAACTGAATTCTATATACGTTACCGCATTTGTCCTCTCCAAAAGCATCGATGTACAGAGTGCATTTCTCAGAGTAAACATCGCTTTCATTATCCAAAACATCAGCTTTGATACGTCTCTTGTAATAAACGATAACTTCAGTGCCATCAGCTACATCTGTGTGGAATGTAAGAGCTTTTGTTCCAGGTGTATATGTAAATTTACCTGTTCCAGCCGTAGATGCCTGTACGAGTTCCTCTCCGACTGAACCATCCGCGTTACGAATAAACAGCGCCTCGATTTCAGCTCCTGTTGTACCGATAGCTTTGTATTTTGTAGCAGTCTTATTACTAGACACAGTGAGATAGTCTGTCCACATTACTTCAGTGGCTTTGTTTTCAAATTTTCCACCAGTCTGAGCTTCAAGCAGTCCGCCAGACACGAGACCGTTTGTACCGCTGATAGTTACAGCCTTATTACGTTTCAGGTTAGACAGTTTGCGTCCGCCCTTACCAGTAATTTCTGTAGATTCCTGAGTATTTGCGATAGTTGCATTCTGCAGTTCGTCCAGTGTGAATCTATAATTACCAGTTACAAGGTCAAAGGCGGAGATTGTCTCAAGACTTGTGATAGTAATATCTTTGATATTCATAATATTCCTCCTATTGTTTTATTAGTGAACGAGCCAGTTCAAATCTTTCTGACTCAATTCTTTTGGATTTATTGTTCCGGTATAGATACCGTACATTCTATTGTCATAATCGGTCTTTTTAATAACCTGCCGAACACTTTCATTGAATTGATAAATAGAAAGTTCTCTTGTCCCCTCAAAATCATATTTAAACTGTTCGGTATTAACCATTGCGATTATGAGAGATTCTAGCTGTGAATCCTCTTTGCGGTCTTTATGCCGCTTGAGTTTTTCACGAGCACGCCTTAACATATACTCTTTTGCTTCATCATTAGCAGGTCGTCTGTGATTCTTTTCTAGGTGGTGTAACTTCCGTAGAACAGAAGCCATCTGGCTGTGAATTGCTCGATCAATCGTGATGTCATGCTTTTCATCACGAATAATGAATTTTCCATTCTGCGGACTGATTCCAATTTCAAAGCATGATAAATCCAAATCTCCAAACACGAGACTCAGGTCATATTTATCCATCTGCTTTAAATTTTCAAAAAGCAGTACAAATAATTGCCATGCATTGATTGTCGTAAAATCTATCCCAAGGTCATCAAGCTGCACCATGAAATCGATTGGCATAGCTGTTATAGCAGACACAATATTGTAATAAGTATCTTCGTTATCCAATACCTGTCCGACCGATGGGACTACTATACGGATGGAATCATTGATTTCGTAAGAATCACGATAGAGCAGATGTAAAGTTGACATTATCCCGTCTTACGATTTACGGGTATCGGTTTCTTCGGATTGTATTGCATGTTGAAATCCTTCGCATGGAAGGTCATAAGCTTTCCATTGAAGTCGGTCATCGGAGCAAATCTCTTTACTGCATATAGTTCAAGTTCTCCAAGACCATAGTTCCGACTTCCGTTAATCGTTTTTGCAATCTCTACGCATAGCTTGTCTGTTCTAACACCACCACCGTTAGGTAGACGAAGTTTGCTTCTATGGGTAAAAACCCATATGTATAAGACCGGATATAGAAATGTCTTATTTGCAGTTGCCTCTTGTATATCTACATCGAAGCAAATAAATGTTTTGCCATGTTCGACCGTATCTGGGATATATTCACATGGAAACACTTGTGTATAAGCCAACTCAGCAGCATCCTCTAATTCGATATCAGAATTCAGAAGAGACACGATATCCTTATTTGTCAGAATGTCGCCCATGAGCTGATTTTTGTAGTCGTAGAATTCCTCTAACTGCATTACAACCATCCCTTCTTACCGGTTCCTGATGATGTGTTGTTATCTTTATCATCTTTATTTCCGGTATCTGAATTTTCTTTCTTAGGAAAATGTAAATAATAATTTGCAATTCCCAACTCGAAATTATCATTATCTGTTGATACCACTTCCTGCAAAACGAAAGAGTATACGCCATGACCGTTATAGGTTTTTCCAACCTTTAGCGGCTTTGTAAGAAGATATGCATTCATCTTTAACGACTCAGGGTCGTCTATAAGAAATCTGCAATTACGTGAAAACTTCACTGTATCTGAATTGCGAGCAATCGTCATCGCTATACGTGAGTCTCCTCTGGTAACAAAGAAATCTTTATCTTCGTATTCTCCGGTAAGATATTTTGTTCCATCTTCAATGACACACCATTGCTCATGAATGATATGATCCTCATCAATCCATTTGAGAAGGAAGTTACACTGCAGGAGCTTCACCCTTGTTCGCAGTTCGTTGTTTGCATCTTTCTCCGTAATAAGCCAATGGTTGTCAGCCCATTCAACAAGACTTCCACACATAAAATCTTCACCTGGCAGAGAATGCATAATTTTTTCATTTAAGTTGTCAGAGTCATCTATAATTACAGAACGTTCCTCTCCGTCAATCAGAACGCCGTGATAGGAGAGTGAGTCTCCAAGTTTTTCAGAAAGCCTTCTTGAAGTGCGGAAGAGCGCAGCTTCACGTTTTGTCTTACCCTGTACATATACACGGTTTTCATATGTATCCCATATTCCCATGACTATACCTCCTCGACAGTAAAATACTCTTCGAGTTTGTTGCATACAGATATAGCGTGGAATACCTCACGCCTCACATCACTTACTGTGCATTCCGGTGTATCAATTAAATACTCCAGAATAGCCATAAGTGTTAGATAGGATGAATTTATCTGTAATTCAGGCAGTAAACCCTTTCCTCCGATAAGTTCGACACGCAGGCTACGCATATATGTTGTCAATGACTCTTCTCCATTTTCTCGCATAGGGAGAATCTTAAAAAATCGATTTACGAGATCGTGGAAATAATTCTTTACGAGATTATTTCGGACTGTTTGTCCTGTTACTGTAACTACGCCACTCATAAGTGTAAGTCCGTCAAATCTCCAGTATTAAAGGAATACTCCCTGACCATTTGGGTGTAGTCCTTTTTAGCATCTGCATATGCGTTCCCTACACGCAAAAGCAGTTCAGCAGGAGAGTAGGTTGTGAAATCTTGCGTATTGATAGCATTTTCTAATAACTCCTGCCTGTATACATATGGTTTTAACCACTGCACAATCATTCCCTCAGAAATAATATCTGCAATTTCAATCAAGTCTTCTTCCGGAATGTCTACATCGAATTCTCTTATTTCGTCATCAGATGTGGTTGATAAATCATATTGACAAATTTTCTTAAAACCGCTGATTGCTCGTTTCATGTAACCAGTGACGATGCTGTCTCTTTGCGATTTTTCAAGAGACAATAGGTCTCTTTCGGTTACCTTCTCCAGAAATGAGCCGATGAATACGTCATAAGAAACGCTCATACGAACCCCTCCTATCTATCACGCTCAACCAGCTCAACTCCGAGAGACTCCTCCAGGGCAGTGATTGCTTTGTTGGAATCAATGGCACCATCTGCAATAAGAACTCTAGCTCTGTAAGCCACAGACTTTTTCTGACCATCTGACATATCACTGATTATTTCAGAGATTGTCTTCGCATCCTTCTGAAAGATTTCATCAAAATCTTCAATACGTACTGCGTTACGGTAAAATCTCTGGACACCGAGATAATCGACAATCCAGTCCTCATCGAACATAAACCAGTTATTTTCAAAGAACTTCTTATATGAATTTTTTGCGTTCTTCAATTCACGAAGTTCCATTTCCTGTTCGGCACCAAACTGATCCCATACGAATCTTTCTCCTGTATGTTTGCTAACATATACCAGTCGTCCCTGAAAACCATTGCGAACAGTTACATACTGTTCGGGGTCAATATCTTTTGGAACAATAGGTTTCACAGTTTTTTCAGCAGCCTTTTTAGTCCGAGTTTTTCTCTTTGGAGCTTCGGCAGCTACGGATTCTGTAACTGCATTCTGTTCCACAACCTGAGTTTCAGTTTTATCTTCCATAATTACTCCTTCCGTTCATGAACGGGAGCCATCACAGCTCCCGTTGTATTTTTACTGCGATTACGCATTCATTTCGTAACGACCAACACCAGCGTTACCACCAGCAAGAACGATACCCATTCCGTATTTCTCGCCGTACAGGTATTCCTGAGTGAAGTCTGCGTTGCTCATTGGGTCACCCATGAGAACGATCGGGTTTCCTTCGTATACGACTTTAATCGGCTTGTCATCACCAGCGATGATAGTGATAACATCGTCATCGAATACGAACTCAGTGGAGCCTACTTTATGGCGCTGTGGAGCAGCTACTACAGGAGTTCCATAGAACTTACCATAGTATCCCATATTGTAGAGATCGTCTTTAGCGCCATCATTCTGGATGGAAGCTTTCAGTTTACGCAGTGCTTTCTTTGTCCCGATGATTGTAGCCTGCTGTCCATTGGCAGCTGCCTCTACATGAGAGATCAGGTCTAACAGTTCATCCTCGTCATATGCACCTGCAACCGGGAAATATGTAGTACCACCGAACTGGTCAGCAGTAGCGCCACTCCACAGAGTGTAGATGTCATTCAGAAGTTTCTGACGGAAGGATTCAGATACTTTGTTGATGAAGTCGTTGAAGTCAACACGACCTGCAAGTACACGATTCAGCTCCTCATAAATTCTGACTGTCTTGAGAGAAGTCGGAATAGATGCCTCAGATACACCGCCGAGTCTCTGACGTCTGATACCCTGAGTACCATCAGCCGCTTCAGAAACTACGAACAGATTTCTATCCTCAACGAGGAAGATGTTCTTATCACCTTCAGGAACATTACGAAAATCAACCAGAGCATTAAAGTATTCATCGCCCTGAAGACCCTCAACAACAGTTCTGCTCAGTGTTTCCTCCAGAAGAGAGAACAGACCTGCACACTTACCGTCTCTGATTTTCTTATAGTCCAGGACGGTGCTTCCGCCGTTAGCCTCGATCAGAGCCTGTCTGAGCAGCTCCTGAGACTGACCTACGGAATATTTTTCAACCTTGCCTTTGTAACCATCAACAGCAAGTTTTACAATATCTTTAATTTCAGCCATTATAAAAATCCTCCTTGTAAATTATTTAGTTAGCATGACTGGCGATTCTTTAGTCAATCTTGATAACGTAGTATGTGTATCTACCGGCGATTTCAACGTCGATAATCTTTCCAACAGTTGTTGCACCAGAAGTTGCAGATGCGGCAACATTCAGTTTTGTGCCAGCTGCAAGCTCTACAATATTTCCCTTTGCAGGGGATGCGAGACCTGTCAGAGCTTCTTTAGTTACGGAGAACATATTTCCGGAATGGAGTCTATATCCTCTGCAAGCCTTGCCAGCCGGGTTAATGAATTCATCCAGGTTACGGAGTCTTTCGTCATACGGTACTTCCGGTGCTGCAATCAGTACGACCTCGCGAATCGGTGTATCTTTTGCAACATCTTCTCCGAGGAATACCTCGCGTTCACCGTCCATAAGATCAGAAGCTTTCAGGACACTTCCGTTTTCAATTTCGGTAGCAGTATTTTTACCTGTACCCATGTATTTAACAGACACAAGTTCGCTACGAACATCAGTACCAGTCATGTTGTCTGTTCTAACAACGCCATATTTAGCCATAAATTTTTACCTCCTTATTCTTTAGCAGAGAAGCCGTACTCCTCAAAAAGACCGCCATAAGGCTGGTCTGCTTTGTTATTTTCTGGTGTTTCGATAGGTAGTTTAGGAGCCTTCTGACTGAAATTCATTTTAGTCTGTATTCCACGTCTACCACGAATTGCATAGCATTTCTCCTCAAGAGCATCCAGTTCAAACTTCATGCAGTCAGCATCACAATCTGTCTTTAGATTTTCAAATGCTTCTACACCTACTAGGTCTTCAAATTTAGCGAATACTTCTGCAATTTTAGATTTACGAGCTTCCTCCATAGCAGCTGTTTCTGTATCAGCTTTAAACTTACGAAGTTCCTCAAGCTCTGCCTCCATAGAAGTAATCGTTTCAGATGCGTTCTGGTATTTTGCTTCAAATTCAGCAGAAGCAGCGAACTTGTCAGTGATTACCTGTTCCATCTGCTCAAATACCTGCGCAATAGGAGAAACCTGCTCGCCCTCATCAAAATCAACGATTACATATTTCTTGCGCTTTTTGTTCTCAAAATCGATTTCAATACTGTCTCCGTTTGTCTTGTAAGAGAATCCATAGAGCAGCCAATCGGTTCTGTCCCAGCAGTAAACTTCCATAGCGTCAAAGTCACAATCTACAAAGAAATAGCGACTGCATTCGCCCCATTCACACTGGATTTTCTCTGCATCGAGTGCTCGCATGATTTCATCAACGACATTACTTGTAAGGGCGAATTTATTTTTATCTATATCAACCTCTGGGTCAGACTTTTTGTCAGCCTCTGTGATTGCTTTGAATTTTTCTTCAAGCGCCTCAACAGTAAAATCATCAATGGAGAAATCAAGAGTATTAACATCAATGCCATACTTTTCAATTAAATTCTGTTTATCCAATCCTTTACTTCCTCCTTCCATTGAGTATTTGTGTGAGTGTATATTGCCAGTCTCATCAGAGACAGTGACATCTTTAAAACTATCCTTTAGCTCAAGCATCATCTTAGAAAATTCCTGTTTGAAATCCTGTTTTGAAAATGCAAGAGATGCAGATTCATAGCACGGTTCAACACCGATCAATGCAAATGCTGTAAACTCAAAATCTTTGATACAGTAAATCCCATTGATGGTTTCACCATCCTTGACGGTAATTTCCATGCTTTGAGCTGTAATTCCATCTTTTTTGATTTTCCTATAAGCCTCCTGGCGCTTCCAGATCAAAACCTCAGCGCACAGATATTCGTTTACAGTACCGTCATCTTCCTCGACAGTTTCCCAGTATACTTTTGCCGTCTGCGGAACTACACCAATCGGCTGTGTCAGATTCACAAGAATCAGACTACCGTCATCCTTACGGACAAGTTCCATATCATGACCGCCGAGAGTATCAGTCTCTCTGTCGTAATTGCATACAACCGGGCAGTTATAAATCGTTTTGATGCATCTCTCAAATACATCTTTAGAAATAGAACTGCCATTTCGGTTATCTCCTGTGTATGCGATACGGAGAATCCCGGAATCAAAAGAAGAGTTAATCTCGCATAAATCGGTTAAAGATGATGCATATGTAAGATTTAAAATCTCTGTTTTCATCTATAACCTCCGTAATACAAAGACCCCCCCGATTTTTTATTTCGGGGGAAAAGACAAAAAGGATGGAAGAACAAACGTTCCATCATTCATGGAGAAACATAATTCCTCTTTATTTTTAAAGACATATATCTTTTGGGTATTATCCGCTTTCAGTAGTGTGTATCCCTGTGACAGAAGAACGTCTCTATCCGACTCACTGAAAGCATATATGAATTTTTTCATGAATCATCACCGCCTATCCCCAATCAGAGCTTTGTTCTGAGGACTGTTCACCACTATCTGTCAAATCTGTTTCGTCTGACTGAGGTCTGCCACCTTCATCTGTCGGCGCATCACTATTGATAGATGTGGTATTACCACTCATCTGTGTGGAACTCTGGATTGGTCTAAACATATCTTGCAGACCCATAACCTCTGTTTCAAGGAAACTCATAGCATCAAGCTCCGCTTGTCCAAGTCCCTGTGATGCTGCATACATTGCAATCGTAGGGAGTCCGTAGGAAGCGGCTTTGAGATACGCGTCGCCCATTTCTTTTCGGTTATATGGAGAAACATCCAGAAAAGTAACCTTAAAATTCTTTCCGTAACTTTGAGCCTGTATAAATCTGTTTACAGCGTCTTCGATGCTTCGCACAATGCCGAACGTGAGACTCTGGTCAGCTTTTATAGATAATGAAAGAGCATTAGCAGATGCCTTTTCATTATTAAACAAAAGAGAAGATACGCCAGCAGATGTGAAAATATTCTGTTCAGCGTCTGCGATAGTATTAGTATCTCCGGTATTTGATTTCTCAAAGCCAATCTTTGTAATAGGCATCGGTGTAAGAATAGATCCAACTTCTTCAGGGAGAACAGAATCTAAGTTCTTCCAGAATTCTTTTGCCTTATTCAGATCAATACCCCAGTTGCCGTCTTTATCCATTGGGAGTGCCATTACAAGCATTGCATAGTTTTCCAGTGCTGTTTTTGTTAATTTCAGTTGCTTATAATCCTCAAGATCATACAGTTCTCTTAATATACCGATGAATGGTGGTAAGGAATATGACAGAATATCATTGTTGACCTTGATAGCAAATGAGGTCGGAGAATCCAGCTCAAGCCATCTTGAAGTACGCTGCTTCTGATAAACTGCATACTTCGTTTTAAACTCCTGCGGATAAAACTCCAATAAAGCACTGTGCGAATCGAAGTATGAGAAGTCGAAAGATACATTTAATACGTTTCCTTCGATTGTGGATATAGCGCAATAATCACTCGGCAACTGTTGGATAGTGATATTGTCATTTGTTACCCACATAGTTCCGTAGAATGTATCCTCTCGTAAGCAGACGGTTAGGATTTTCGGGAACTGAGTTTTAATGCTCATCGCAGACAGAGCATTTAATACCTTACGATAATTTCGGTTTATCGTTTTGGCATTGGTAGATTTAGGGTCAATCTTATACGGAGACACTACATATGCTAAATCAGACAGACTTGCAAAATACTGAATGATTCTTCTAAAATGAGAAGAAGCACCATATATATATGTAACAGCATTGCGAATCTGTTTCTCATATGTATATGGGTTAGCAAGATATCCCTGTACATCCTCTTTTGAATACAAAGAAAATGTTGGGGTAGTAGTGTTGTTATTAAGATCCCTGGTAATCAACCTGTTTAAAACAGCAAACTTACTAGAGATTCCTATCATACCGGAGAAATCTTTGACACTAGAATCTCCAACTTGCTTTTGTTCCGCCATATAATCCATTCACCGCCTTTCTTTTATAATTCGGAGCTTTGATGATGAACATATCGGACGCTCCATCTCCGAAACTCTGACGTTTGTTCATCTTATTTTCAATTTGCATAGCTACATAGTAGTTGTATGAAAGACTTGAGTATCTATCCTTACGCATTCCAGTACGTTCTGTGATTTTGATTTTGCCTCCAGACTCCTCATACAGGAGTTTCGTAAGTTCATCGACAAGCAGTGTCGTATGAATATACGGAAGCTGTAACGCCATCTTGTCAGAATCAGAAAGAGAGTTGTACCCCCTGATTTCAGCAAGATATTTTTCTGCATCATACTCAGTAGAGAGAAGACGCATTCGTCCACTTCTGAATGCTTCACGGAGCATAAATGCACAGTCTGAGTTAAACTGAGCGCTTGCCTTGATAGACCAGATTGCTTTCTTTGCTCCTACGACAGTACATCTTGAAGCCATCTCAGCATTATTGCAGCAAGACAATGCAGGATACAATTCTCCTGTATCTGGATTTACCATATCTCTAGCGAGAGCATCATAAACTCCAAGACCTAATCCGTTTGTATCCAGAACTATGTAGTCACATTTGTAATCCTCATATAGTTTGCGAATATACAGAGCTTGTTCATCTGTACGCATTCCCTCACATGCATCTGCATACACAATATTACTTGAGTATCGACCAGCTTTTGAAGGTTTCATCTGGTTAATGAAGATCGCTGTAGCATCGTTGTTATTTTTTCTACTTGACATAAGAGCTATATCCGCAGACAAAACTCTTACTTCTCCATTATTCCTTTCCTGAATTCGGATATTCTGAGAATTATTTAACTTTGATGCAATCTCGTCTGGAAGCATAGGATATTTGATGGTTCTGTTTTTGGAAATAGTAGGGAAGTCGAAGAATGCACCGTCTTCCGATCCATACCACAACGCATCCATCTCCATGCTCCATTTGATTTCACTAAAGTCACTTTCTGACATATCGTCTGCTACCTGCTCTGGGTCAAGCAAACCTTCCTCTATAGAAAGTTCATACGGGAATCCACACACGAATTGCCTTCGGTTCTCGTCCTTCATGATTTCAAATGTGTCCATGCATTTTGTATAAGACCAATGGTCTTTAAAATAAGCAGAAGATAAGTACATGGTTAGATTCTTTTCTTTTGCATATTCGATTTTCTTTTCTGCGTCAGTAAGTTCCTCGTATCTAGGCATACGTCTTAATGTAAGGAACTTCTTCAGGACAGTATCAATAGTGTCTTTTGAAATCAGTCTGTACTCATCCAGAAGTAAAACATTACATCGGTTACCTCTGGCATTGTCTGATGCCGTTACGACCTTGATTACGCTTGTGTTAAAGAATACAATCTGAGCATTGGTTCCGTTGATTTTTGATTGCTTATCATCAATCTCCGCACGCAACTCATATGATTGTGGCTTTAGTTCGAGCATTATCTTTTCAAGCACGTTTATAGCCTGACCCCTGGTTCCGGAGGCAATACATATTTTTGTTCCCGGATACAGGATGCACCTAACTACGCAATAGATAGCACTTAGGTATGTCTTTCCCAGACCACGACATGCTATCAGAACAAATGTCGTGCTCCAAAACATCATTGTCAGCAAGATTCTTTGGAATAATTTCAACTGAATATGGAGATAGTCTTCGGCAAATTTGTCTGGATTGGCACGATAAAAGGCGCCCCATATAGCAGCGCCTTCCATAACAGATTCATATCTGTCCATTATTCATCACCATCCTGACTTTCCGAGTATGCATCAACTAACAATGTTTCATCATCCTCGTCTTCATATTCAGGTTTCTCTACACGCAGTCTGTTGATTTCTTCTTCATACATTCTGGTATATCCGTTCTTTACTCCAAGCATCTTGCATACATGTCCAAACCATGTAAATACATACTTCTTGATATGATTTACGTCCTGTAGAGATTTATCAATCTCAGGAAGAGGACGCTTGTTTTCATATCTGAATAACCATACTCCCATAGGTGTATTTGCTATAGAAGAATCCATTTCATCTGACTTCTTCTGAGCAGGCTTGAGATTCAAACTACCAATAAGAGTATTTAATGAGTTTACGCTCTTATCAATAGACTTGCCAGCAGCGGCATCTTTTGAAATGCTAACTTCAAGATTGCAGAGCTGTCTCATCAAAACATCACTACCGATATCATTTCCTCCAGAATCTGAAAACGCATCTGGAAATTTTGAAGCATAGTATTTACGACGCTGCTCCAACTGGTCGTACATTTCTGGAGAATAACCAGATCCCCAAAAATCTATAACATTCTGTGGGACTTCAATGTTTTCGTCTTTTTCGTCATTTGATTCAATATGATCTTCCTGCTCATCACTCAGTGATTCATCATCCACATGTTGAGCATCAAAAGACCACAATGTACCCTCGTCGAGTAATGTATCGTCGTAACTCTTCCCTGCGCATGATACGCTATTGATACGCACGATGTATTGTGTCATGATAGAACGCACAGAGCTTTTCTTTGCAACACTATCAAAAATATTTTCGTTCCAGTATAGATCCAGCTTTCTGCAAGTCTGTCTTACGGCAATCTTTGAATCCTTACATTGAGCAAGATACTGGCTGTATATTTTGTCCACGCACGATCTGCAGTATGGTATGTACCCTAAACCTTTGTATAGTTCACCATAACTTACTGGAAAATGACCTTTTCTTTTCGGATATCCGGTTCCGCATGTCGGACAAATTACTTTATCTGTATTCATCTCTAAAGCCATTATTCATCACCTTCCTCTTCATCAGATTCGGCTGACTCATAATTTGCGAGCCGTTCTTCAAGAGATAACTCATACATCTTCGCACACATTTTTAAATCTTTTCCAGATTCAAATTTAGGTACATACCTACCAGATACCTCAACCTCTTCGTGTGTCACTGGATGTTTATTTACTCTTGGCTTTCTGTAATTAAGTGAGAGAGTACCGAATCCTCTGATTGATACAGACTCACCTCTCTTCAAACTATCACCGATTACCGCAAGGCATGTATCCATTACAGCCTCGACATCATCGTATGTAAACAGAACACCTTTATCTGTTTTCTTGACGACGAAATCTTTTGAATTTCCTTCATCGTCTGATATATGGAAGACCTGTTTTTGAGATGATACAGGTTTCCGAATATCATTTTCTCGCATTACATTCGCAATACGACGGACTAATTCCTTTCTATTCATATCCGTAATCTCCTTTACATCTAATTTATAAGTCTTCCAGACCTTTCTTTTCTGGAACTACAATGTCTCCGTCTTTGAAATACATTCCAATCTGTTCGTCAGCGTCAATGTCTTTGTAAATTTGAACCATATCGGATGATTCCCATGCGACAATACTCTGAATAACACCATCAGGAATTCCTGCTTTCGCCAGGCTGGTTGTGAAGTAGTGTCTTAAACTATGAATGTATGCTGGCTTACCAGACAGTCTGGAGAATGTATTCGACCAGCTATTGATTGTTGATATCTGAATGTGTTCACTTGGATTCTTTGCATCAGGGAAAAGCCATTCGCTATCTCCGTATTTGTTTAGTCTGTGATTTCTCCACATATCCAAATATGGGTTGAACTTTTTGGCGAGAGTGTAGCAGTTAATCATTTTCCCGCCGCCTTTACCTTTTGTTTTGATTGGATCGCTTTTATACAAAGCGCCACCGCAAACGAGTTTATCCTCATCGAAATCAGAGATTTTAAATCTGCACAGTTCGGATTTTCGTCTTCCGCTATACATTGCAAGGGCAAGATAACAGGCTTTCTCATAGTCCTTACGATCTACAAGCTTTGCAAGTAAAGCATCCAATTCTTCATCCTCCCATACAGTCTTTTCTCTGACTGGTTTGTTTGCAGGATTCTCCACTTTGTTAATGATATTTCTGAAATTTGGAAACTCGTCATCCAAAATATTCTCAACGAAGTTACTCATCGATGAGAGAGAAGCTTTAAGTCTTCTGACACGAGCTGGACTATTTTCATTTGAATTTAATAGCCAGTTCTGATATGCTACGATATTTCGTTTTGTCCAGTTTACGAAGAACGCATTGTTGTTATGTTGTAAACACCATACAAATGCAATTTGAATATCGTTTTCATATCCTGCGATTGTCGTTTCACTTCTTTGCACCGAACGAAGATAATCTTTAAAATCTTCAAGTAGCTGAGTATTTTCTGGATTCACTTGCGCCAGAAGCTCTGGGTTTGTGATTGAATTCATTTTTGTCTTACGTCCCATTGCGCAAGCACCTCCTTTTTAATATAGTTGAGTGGGAAGTGATGGAGTCGAACCATCCGAGCCAATAGGCAACTGTTTTACAGACAGCACTGCTACCTCTACAGGATAACTTCCCAAATAAATACCGGAGCATATCTCAGCTCCGGTGTGTTAAAGCTATGTAGTTTTCAAATCAATATCGTAATGACACACGATACCTGTATTATCACATACGCAAACCATCTGTTCTGGCTTGCCGAATATTCGTTTTTGGATGCAAAAGTCATCAATGCCTAAGAAGCTTCCAGCCATAACTGTCTTGACACCTTGTACTTCATCGCACATATTGTGGTGCTTATGACCAGACAATACAGCATATATTGGTTTCTGTGCCATTGCTTGTAATGCTGCAATTTTTGTTGGACTGCCGTCAAAATCACCATGCACCCCGACATAATTTTTACCACGAATATTTGTAATAAACATTGTTGCGTCAATACGGTCATATGTATTGATAGTAATGTTCTCAAAATCTTGGAGACGAGCCTCAAGATACCATTCAATTAAATCATCCATACGCTCATCGTATGGTGAGTTCTCTTTTGAATCCAATCTACTGTGGTTGCCAGGAACACTGATGTATGTAACAGTATTAAAATGAGAACTAAGTTCTGCAAGAAGCTCAGCGATCAATTCTGATACACCCTTAACCTGATCGATTATATTTTCTTTATTTGCAATCTGAATGGTTAAATGGATTCTTCCGGATATGCTGTCTCCACAGTTATATACAATGCAGTTATCACTGTGATGTAATTCTGCAATCGCAATAATTTTATTCAGATAAATACGCATCATTTTTCTGCATACATCCGGATTATATGTATTCCATGCATTATTTACATCGATGCCATAGTGAATATCGTTCAGACTCACGAGCAGATCATTAGATGATGGTTCTATATAAGCTGGTTTATATTCAAGCCTCGGCAAATCACCGCTTTTGATGGCATCAATCAGAATTTCATTCAGTTCTTCCTGACGAGACCGTTCTCTGACAACTTTATTGAATGCATTTCTTTGGTCAAAGAATTTCTGCCTTTCCTTTTTTAACTCGATGATTTTCTCATCTATATCAGACAGTACAGATGAATCTTCGACAGCAGCAATCTGCTGAGAGTCCAGCAACTCAAGCGTCTTTCTGCTTCCGTACATCATTCGACGAGCTACATCACTGGAATACGGTTGACCATAAAGCTTCTCGGAAAGCTCTACATAATCTGCATCAGCAAGAGTACGATCAACTAATTTACCATAAATAAGCCTCTTGTGATAATCAACAAGAGACTCCTGTGGCTGTCGTTCTATATTCATATTTTGCACCTACCCTTCGACGCACATGGAACGATCAATTCTGTATGCATTCAGAAATTCAATAATCTTTTCAGACTCTTCACAGAAGTAGTGGTGTCTTTCAGATTTTCGTTTCATTGTTCTACGGATATGCGCATCTGGGAAGCTCTTTAAAATAGCCTCCTTTTCATTCTTAGTAACTCTAACCATATTGATTCTCCTTTAACTCTTGTATTTATAAGAACTTCGCGTTCATATATTCCCTTCATACAAGCACCTCATCAAATCCCCATAATTAACTGAATATCAATAGGTTAGAGTGTATAGCAAATTTATATCGTGCTAAAAATATAATTTACAAGTCCGAATTTTTTCTACGCATGACGTAGTTTACACGCTGTTGAACGGCTATTTCTGTGGCACACGCTTTGCAGAATTTTTGCTTTCTTCCCTTTTCCGGGTCTGTATACTTGACAGTTATGCCACAGTTCTCGCATTCAAAGTATGGATTATGTCTATGCTTTCTATATTTATACTTCATATATTGGTATCCAAGATTCCTGAAGTCAGATACAGTAAGTGCAACATCTGACTGATCCTCACTAACGAAGCATACCCGAACATTCGTATTATCAATGCGCTTTGAGAATCTGATCAGACCGGATTCTTTCAATGTCCCATATAATAAGCACTGTCGTTTAATAGATGTGTTTATATTCGCAAGAGCCATAATTTCATTATCTTTATTATTTACCCAGTAATCTGTTTCTGGAGAAACCATATACCAATACTTTGCAAGACACAGCAGCGTGAAAGCTAATCGTTCAATCTGGACTCCATTCATAGATTCAATGATATCTAATTCAGAATCCGTAATTGGTATCTGGTCAATATCTACCGCCTCATATTTCAAAGCTGATGTAGCTGCGTATTCAAGCGCAGCATCCCATTTCGGAAGAGAAGCTACCGGGTCGCATTGTAATAGGAAGATATCCAGTTTCTGACGAAGTTCTTTTTTCTTTGTATACCCATTATCTATGTAATACCGTGCAACTCTACGTAAAGTTTCTGATGGTTTCTTTCCTAATGATTTGGACTGAATCATTTTTTCAGCCCAATCATTTTCTTTTAATACAATACTCATTCGTTCACCTCTAATTTCTTTGATACAATTTTAAATTTCTCACCGCAATAATTGATATCCCCGTCAGAAGCAATAGTAGGGAAGCTTATCATATTATTGTGATTTAATAAAAGATTATGTATGATTTCTGAACCGCACATGTTCCAGGCAAATCGTTTTGATGAATTTTTCTGATAGCACAAATCCAATACGATGTTGCACAGCGCCGATTCATTCTGACATATGATGTCACATAATTTTCTGAATTCTGCATTCATCTCGGACAATTCGGTGAATGCGTCGTACTTATCAACCTTTTCATTCTGAGCAAAGATGGTGTAGCTTTGCATTCTCTTGTTATAGTCTTCGTATAATTTTTTAATTGCTTTAAACTGTGTTGTTGTATATTCTGCAGAATCATTTTTCATAATGGTGTAGTCGAACTTTATTTTGGAATTGTGCTTGCTGATATACCCATCGAACTCTTGCTCGAATCTGCGGCATATCTTATTCATAACGCAGTCACCAGTTCCAACAGGCATTCGGTAATCGTAGTATTTTAAAAAGTCGGATTGTCTATCAGTTCGATCACTTTCTGGAATTGCTCTTAGCTCATCCACTGTAAGCTGAAACTCTCGCAGGCAATTACGATTTGTATTTTTTATGTATTGGTTGTATTGCTTCATGAGAGCTGGGTAGATGTATCTCATGAAGTATGGCTTCTTGTCTGCAACAATGCTTCTGTAAAATTCTCTGAGTTCATCATCCTCGATTTTATTAGCTGCGTGTCTGTCGTGCCATGTACGTGGCATCGGTTTACATATAATGCCCTTAGCCTTGTCTATAGCATTCTGCTGATAAAGCTGACCGCATCGGATACGATAGGAGAGAGTTTCGTATTCCACACTTCCTTTTGGATAATGTGAACGGACTTCAAACATCGAAGTGATGTAGTTGGTTGTCTGACCGATATCATTACCGAAACTTTCTATATTAGACCGGATGAAATCATCTTCGGTTGGTATTATCTTTGCAGCCTTTCTTTGCGCACACATCAATGCCGGGAGGACTTCCAATTTCTCAACCAGAATTCTGTTATCGCTCAACATCACAAGGTCGCCGTCAAAATCCATACCATTCAGAGCTGCGGCAGCAGTATCCCACGCATTAAATATTGTGCAAGTCGTCATGTACTGATACCAGTAATCAGCCTCATGGCTATGCACCGGATGAACCAGTCTGATATTATTATGACATGTCATTGGAGCACGAAAGCAAGCAAGCTTCTCAGATCTGTAGTCTCTCCAGTATTTGTTGTATATTTCTCCAGCCTTTAAAAGACCAGTCACTTCTAAACCAAACATGCTCTGACACAGTGCATATGGGTCGCCGGATACAATAGAGTAATTACCATGAACCTTGAGAACACCAACTTTTGCCTCGTCGATGCGATTCTTGATTAACTGATATACCGCATTTTGAATAAACGGGTCGTCAATCATACGGTTATCAATCATGATTGCCTTTACGAAATCATCGTCTAATCTTTCGATATTGGATTCATTCATTCCAATTCCTTTTAAGAAAAGAACAGTTTTGCGCCAGTCTCCATGCAGAACATCTTTAATTTCGTTCATTGTCGGAGCAATCAGTTCTTCAATCTCATCATCAGACAGGTCATAACTCTGGATGAACTGATAATTCAATGAATGTTCACTCTCTAGTTCCTTTGGACATGTCTTAGCGATTCCAAATGTATACCCGTTTGAGAGTGAATTCTTTACATAATCTTCGCAACTATCATAACTGTCCCAAAGCTTTACCATTGATGTAGTTAATATCAGCTCTACATCACGAATATCGAAATCGTTTCCCCACGCATCCTTGATAATGTATTTGCCGTCAGCCACCTTATCCGCAAAATCCACATAGTCAAAAGTGAAAGCCATTCCTTTCTCAAAAGAGAATCTAGTATTCGCTCCGCTTATGGTATAGTCAAGTCCAAGCTCATTGCTCCAGCGTTCTGCGAGGGACGGTAGCATCATACCAAAACCGTCTGACGCATCGAGGTCAACTTTTTGCTTCTCTTTTAACTCCATGATTGGCTCTCCATCGCACTCATCAGTTAAATGAACGATATCTGATAGGAAAGAGGCTTCACAGTCATTCACAACCGCAATTCCTTTTGGGAATGAAACAGGAGTAGAAGCACTGCATGTCAGAGCTTGATAAGCTTCGAGTTTTGCAGTAACCAATCTCTTCTCTTGGTTGCGCCCATTTGTAATTCTGCGATGCAGTTCATCGGAGACTTCTTCACTCACGAATACAATAGTGCTGTTTTTGATACCACCGTTGGTTCCGAGCAGTCGTCTGTATTTCACACCATTGATCTGGAATCCTTTACACGCACGGTAGTAGTCTTTTTCCTTATCGATAATTAGAGTGACGTAATCTGGTTTATACTGCAGGTGATCCAAATCCTCGTACAGTTTTTTTATTGCATGTCTGTTCTTTACATTATTTGGTGCGGAGCGAAGACTCTTGATTTCTTCCTTAATCTTTTTTGCTTCTGCGTCCGCATCTGTAATATCATTTAAGAAGTCAATCCAACGCAGTGTCTGACTATCAGCGAGAGATATCACTTCTTCATTACGTCTAGCTTCTTCGATTGGTAATGTCAGCCGCCAACGATGTTTCCGTAGGCGGCTACTATGTAGTTTGTAAATAAATTTTTGACAAGTAAGTTGCTTGCTAATTTTCAACACCTCATTTCAGTAAATTATATTATTAGCATGATATGATATTTTAATGAGCAAATTCATTGATATAGCTACGCCACGCATCTTCGTACTCAGAACGACCGTCCTTAATCATTCTCTCTACCATACGATCTGTTGGGTAGTCGTCATCTACCGGATAAAAATCCTCGCAAGGTATTGTTTCTTTGCAGTTATCTCTATATACACAGTTATTACATTTACGCTTCATTGATTGTATTTCCTCCTTTTGATGCTGTTTCAATCCAGTTTTCAAGCAGTGTTCTCATTCTTCTGCTCGGTATGTATAAATATATCTCATCGCCATCACGAATTGCAGATCGCCATATCCACTGAACCATAATAGACAGTGCGTACATGTCATTATCTGCTTCGATGCCATGTTTATGATAGAATGTCTTCTCACCAACATTCATAAATAGGTTGACCAAGTAAATCATGTAATGCCGGTTCCTGTATTGGTTCGTAGCTTTCATATTGAATCGCAGAAATGATTTCGTATATCCCTTTCCGCTGATCTTGCTCCGGCAGTCATTGAATGTTCCCCACATCTTTTCTGATGCTGGCATATCCCTCCAGATATTATTGATGCAGTTATTGACATTATTCCTCAACTTCGTTACTAAGTCATTGTCTTTTTCAAACCAGCTCATTGATAATGCATGGTAGCTATCCCCGATGCTATTTAGTTTTTCATTATCCAGAATGTGAATCATTTCTTTAAGATGACTTACATACTCCGGCGTATAGCCTGGATACTCACAGAAACTATATTCGCCATCATCCTTATGGATACCTATGTATTGATATGGGAGCTGATACATCTCCAAAAAATGATGCAGTGATTGCCCCTCAAATAGATAGGTCAATATAATTACATCCCTGAACGAAGTAATCAGTTCCGGCGGAAGCACCCAGTAGAATAGATGCGTACCAGACGTATCGTCCATCTGAATCAGCTGTCGTACTTTTAAGAACTGTCGCAGCTCATGATATAGCCTGCCATTATAATCTTCCTTAGCAAGAGAGTATGTATCTTCCTCTTTTGTAATTAGTCCAGAATCAATAGCAAGCTGCATATCGTCTGGGTGGAAATCATACTTCTCAAGCACATCTACGTTCTCATCGATAATCAGACGATACCCATACCTCTTGATGTCATCCAGCATATCTTCCGTATACATCTTAAATGCCTGATGTGTGGTAGTGATATTCTTACCCTGTTTAATCAGAGCAGCAGTATGTACTCCTTTTTTGAATTCGTACTGTTTCAGCTTGTCGCTTGGTTCTACGAAGTGCATGTCCTTGCATCCATTCTTGATTCGCTCAGCTTCTTCCAAGTACGGTGTTATGTATATGAACTTTTCATTTCGATGCTCATTCATATACGTGATAGCAGCACTGGACTTGCCAGTACCCATGATCGCATCACAAACTTGGATCATTTTAAACCTCCCTTTTACACCTTTTATTTGCCATTTTACAACTTAAAAGTTGTAGAATTTTTTGTAATCTGCTGACGCTCAGTAAGTTACAGGTGTGTTCATAATAACTAAAGAAAAGAAAAACACCATCTTTGCTTTTGATACAACTGCTACATGATAGAGCGTTAAATACAAAGCAGATTCAACATTGTAAATAATATAATTAGCATTATAATCCAAAAAAGAAAATCTGCAATGGAAACAAGCAGATTATTTATTTAGCATAATTATTATAACATTGTATGCAAGAAAAGTCAATATGCAAATAATATAATTAGCATGAATTTTGCAAGTAAATAATTTGCAGGATCAGGCTCGCTGGTTACCGTCTTTTCTTATTGGATAGCTATCTATTGATTTAAAAAGGAGCATAAGAAAATCCAATAACCAGCGGTGAGCCTTTGTGAAAAAATGCTGATTTTGGAGGTTTAAGCTGTATGTGGGAGATGAAGCGACTTCCTTATAGTATAATCTGACAGCAGACAAAAATACCATAACCACCGCCCCTATGTGCTGTAGTGGGAAAAGAGAACATAGACACAAGGACTTCGAAAAAGTTTCCTAGTGGGGAACGGTTAGAAAATGAAACGTTATAGAATTAGCTTGACATCTATAACAATTCATGTTATGTTATAGTTCCAAGATATATTTTTATATCTTACAACAACAACATAACAACCAATTCAAAGAAAAGGAGAAAAGCTACATGACAAAACAGCAGACAGCCAAAACAACCACAACAGAGACAAGAAAC